AGGAAAATTACCGATGTTTATTGTCTCTAATTTATCTGGGAAGTTAGCTATACTGATCCATTCTGGGAAATTACTTACTTTATAACTGTCAGGGAAATTACTGATTTTATAATCGACCGGGAAATTACCTACACTCACATTAAATTGTTCGGGAAAGTCTATAGTCAAATTTGATCCGATCTCTACAGGTACGGAAATTTCGCTACTTTTGATATTTACATCTAATATTTCTGGGTAATCCGGGAAATTAGTGATCTCGAAACTTTCCGGGAAATTGCTAATCTTGTAATCTATTGGGAAGTTGTTTACATCAACACTAATGAGTTCTGGGAAATTTGAAATGTCAATATGTTCAGGAAAATTTTTCACGTCTACTGGCACTCTTTGATTAGTGACATCAACTTTGACTTTTTCATCTGTGTCGACACCTGTTAAATGAATTTTCCAGTAACCTAGTTTTAAAGAAACAATTGGATTCATATAGTCTTCAAATATAGCTGCTAGCGGTACTATAACACCTGCTGAGAATACATCAAGTGCCACAGCCATTTCGCCCGTCGTGGCTTCTAGTGTTGCAAGTATCCCATTTCCTGCAACAGAAGAGGCCAACAGTTCATCTAATTTAATGTCAATAGCAGTTGTTACTTCGACAGTGACATCTGTCGAAGCCTTGATTGCTTCTATTATGAGGTCTTGTTTGGCTGACATTTGAGGGATTTGATCAACCGTGAAATCGCTCAAGATCGTGATCTTAGTTTTAATTTTCGATGTATCAAGCAAGATTTTTCCTAGTTCAGCAACGCTAGCTCCCAATTCCACGCTAATATCTACTAGCGCTGCTTTTACTATCCTTTGAAATCTTAGGATTTTGTTGTTAAACTTTTCTTGCCTAATGTAGTTGCTCCTAATCTGGTTTTCTATCCTATTCAATTCGTCAAGCTGTTTAGTTATAATTTCAGTCTGTTCGATTAAATTTACGTTTAGCGCCTTGATTGTGTTGTTTATTTGTAAGGAGCTCTGCGCAACTAACAGAGCTCCTAATAAGCCTAGTATTGCACCTACACGTATGTTGTTAGTCAATGCCCTTAATTGGTAATGATTGATTTTCGTATCCCAAACTCTATGCCTGAAGCGTGGCAGCT